CGTCTTTTAGATATTGTTCTGCTTTAATCTTTGGTAGATTACCAACATCAATATAGAAGATACGTCTTTCAGGCGCTCTTGATATACGATAGATAACAAGTGCATCCTCAATCATTCTAAGTTGATTAACTGGTTTGATTGCTTTGTGTAAGTATGAAAGTACATGACCTTTGTTTTGGTCAATTAATCCAGATGGACAGTAAGCGATTGAATCTGCAGCGACTTTAATACCTTGATTAGAACCACCAGCAACACCTATTCCCTTTTCATTATACATATAGTAATCTTCTATATCTTTAATGAGTTCTATTGAGGAAGCTGCACCCTTACCTTTATCTTTTTTAACTTCTCTTACTTTTTTAATTTTTTTAGGATCGATATATCTTAATTCTACAATACCTTGTCTGGGATTCTTTTTATCAATTACTTTATGATAAAACAATCTACCATCAACATACCAACGCCTAAATATGTCGTGTCCTTTGCTTTCAAAGTCTAGTAGTTGCAAGACCTCTGAAAACTCTTCTCTAATTCTTCTTTTGATTTTGTCTGAATATCCAAGGTTGTCAAGTGTAACTTGAATTGCTTGGTCTCTTTCGTTAGAAACAATAGACTCATTAACAATATCTTCAATCGCAGCATCACACTCTGCCTGTTGGGCAATGTCTCTATATCTACGAATGAGATCTTGTTCAGTCCGTTCTCTACCGTCTGTGTCTAAAACTTGTCCGAAAAATCCACCACCAGCAACTTCGATAGTTCCGTCATCAGTTTTAGGTGGGGTAAATTTCTCTACCCCACCAGTGTCTTTTATCTTCTCAAATTTAAATCCAAATAGTTCCGCCATTATATTACTCCAAATTTCCTACTGCTATTTAGTAGGTTTAATACTATAATATATTTGAAGGTTCAAAGTGTTGGTAACGCCATGTAACCTCAAATGTTTCAATTTCTGTTGCTTCAGCAGTTGTTAAGTCAATCTGTGAAACAGTCAGTGGAAACGCATTTCTAAAAATGTATGATTTAAGGATTGTATCATCTCTGTCTAGTTGTTCAACTGTTAAATCAGTTTGATAACCAGCAGGGGTAATTAATCCAGATGCATCGGCATAATTGTTAATACCGTTTTGCCATCTTTCCATTGCGTTTCTAATCATAAAGTCAGTGTCATTATAAAAAGTAGTTGTCCAAGTTTCTGGAGCAGGTCTGTCACCAGCCATATAAATGGTTCTACCTCTGAATGGTATTGCAATCTCACCCAATGTACTCGCAGGCAAGTTAGTTGCAGTTACTAGAAAAGAAGTTCTACGAACATCTAATCCAGTAGTAATTTCAGAAGGTGGAGTTAACGTCACTTTAAATTGGTTGGCACGAGCACCACCACCGATAAGATTTGCTTTGAAATCGTCTATTTTAGCCATGATTAACCTCCTACCTCTGTAAATGCGACACCAGTTCTTACGGCGACAAAGTTAAGAGTAATAAAGTTGATACTTCTGTTAGGTTTAACAAAGATATCTGCAACAAACTCATTTCTATCAATTACTTGTCCAGTATTATTAGTACCGTCAGCAACAACTTTAAAGTCTGTTATACCTCTTCTACCTTGAACATCTCTAAGGAATGGTTCTACTAAGTTTCTAAATTGCGCCCTTGTAAATTCATCGTTGAACTCAAAGAGTTGGAACTTAGCGGCAGTTGCGATTGCTTTTTCTAATACCAAGAACAATCTTCTAACATTAATTCTGTCAAAAGCACTTGGTTTAGCCAATGCAGTTTTATCACCGAACAGTACAACACCTTGGCCGGGGAAGTTAACAACTGGGTTAATCCTTGCACGATACAAGATATCTCTTTGAGATTTACTTGGATTGTAAGCAAGTTTTACAGCACCTCTAACATTTCCTCTATTGAAACCGCCTGGCGAGAACCAAGGGTCAGCAACATTGTCTGTGTTTGCACATAGTCCAGCAGTGTCTCCGTTCAATGGAACGAATCTAAACTGGTCATTGTATTTGTCATACATGTACTTGTAACCACTGTCAAACACCATGTAAGATGATGATGGGCAGTTATCAAATGCAGATTTAACATTATCAGTTTGTGTTACCGAATCTGCAACACCAACTACAGCAGTTCTGTGGGGTGATACAAATCCTACACAATCTTTTCTAAACTCACATAAATCTGTAATCATAGTAACATGTGTGTCCATACCAGTTTCAGTATCAGCAGCGATACTTGACGGCCCACCTAATACTAGGTTGATGTCAATACTTTCTACATCTTTGAACTTATCATATGCAAGTTGAATTTCACCAGCAGATACACTAAAATCATCTGCACCACCGTTAAGTTGTGATTCATATGCACCAGTAATAGCAGTGTATGCACCACCTTCTTCTAGTAGAATATCACTACCAGCATCAGTTGATGAACCATCTGTACCATCTAAGATAACATTGTCACCTTCGTCAGTACCAGAGGAGTCTGATCCGTTCAATAATATTTCGTTACCAGTTTGTAAATCTGTTCCCCAATTAGTTCCACTTGAGGTAATCTCATCTGATTTACTTGTTGGAATATCAGAAGTTACTGGATGATCCATCCAATAAATGAGAGTTGATTGTCTGTAGATTACGTCTGGATAATAGTTACTCTGTCCTTGAGCAGTTTTTCCATTTACGTTTTTGGAAAGACTTGCAAAAGTTTCAAGTACACCTTGAGTTCTTTGTCCTGCTGTATCACTGTCAAAACCAGCAATAGTTCCAGTTGTATCGAAAACTACAATGTGTAGTTCATCGCCTGTACCTCTACCATTTTGAGTTGCCCAAGCAGATGTGCCTGGGGCACCATCAAACAAGTCATAGAATTTCCATCTACGTCTGATAAATGAACCAGTAGCAAGTGCGGCAACCAAACCAGTTCCGTTTACATTGTCAAGTTCTCTGATTGTTGCAGTGTTGTTAGTGATATCAATTGCAGTCACTTCATATTGTTTATCTTCATGTCCACTTACTTGTGTACTAAATGCAGAAGTTGTGAAGAACGAAAGTATATCTCCAACATTGATTTCGTTATCGGCAGCGTCAACATCGTCTAGTGTAATTGAAGTTGCACCAGAAGCGGCGACGGCAGCGATTTTATTTGCAGTAGTTAAATTTTGTTCGTAAGCAGTTGCACTAGGACATACAGAAACAGCAATACTATTTCCTTCTGACCCAGAAGTTCTTGATGCCCACAAACCAACAGTTCCTTGCCCGTCAGCAAAAGATGTTGTATAGTGGTCAGTTGATCTTATTAGTAGTCCACTCGCCTTTGATGTTGCGTTTAAAACACCAGATTCGACACGAACCACTCTTAGAGCATCTGAATATTGTAAAAAGTTTGCGGCTGTAAACCAAGTTTCGTAATTACTAGAATTGGGTTTTCCAAAGATTTTTACTAATTCTTCTTCCGATCCAATTGCAGTAACCTCACCGACAGGCCCCTTTTCAAATGGCCCAGCAATTGCACCAATAGATGTTGCAACAGCAGGAACGACATTTGTTAAGTCGACCTCTTTAACTTGGACGCCAGGTGATACTAGAAATGCCATGATTTACTCCTTGTCCTTTAAGTTTGCCCGTTCAGCATTGTTCTTACTTAATCTTACTTTTATTTATAATTTACCGTTTCTTAAAAACCTATATTTATATGCAATAAATCATATAAATAATTACATGACAACACACTATGAAAAATACAAAGACACCATTAAGAAGGTTGCAAGAAGAAATTACCGAAAGCGAGGCGTTTGGTTAAATAACATTCTGAGCGATCAATCTTGTGTTCATTGTGGTGAGGCAGAAACAGTATGTCTTAAATTTTACCCTCACGATAATGTAATACGTTCTCAAACCAAAAGAAAAGGTATGAACGATGATAGTAGAGAACAAATCCAAGAACTTATTGACAACTCTAAAGTTGTTTGTTCTAATTGTTGGATCAAACTGGATAGTGATTTAATAGAATTTCTCTAATCAATATTTCCAGCAATCATCACTCTTCCATGTTCACATTCTTGTGGTGGTACACAATGTGTGTTATAATGGTATTTATCATTTGGAAGTATTCCATTCCAAAATATCAAATAATCTTCCTCTGGTTTAATTTCTATATTTCTTCTTTTAAATACTAAAGGTGAACACTTAGGACAACATTCTGCATAGTAAGTCCATGCCCATATAACACTATGTATGTGTGACCTTGCTTTATCTCCTTTTTGATATATTGCACCCCAACATTCTTTTGCATGGAATTTATCGTTACCAGTGAATCCTCTTACTATATCTAATGTTTTATCTGATATCTCACCAAAGAGTTCATGTATGTCATGCATATGCCATGTTGTTCTGTAATTTGTAATAATATTAGATTTAAATCCACCGATTGTTTTTAAACTGTAAGTATCATCTTTTATTATGTTTTTTATTAGTTTTCTTTTTTCAATAGGTATATTTAATTTAACTTTACCAATTGGATGAATAGTCTCTAACAATTGGATTCCACTTTGTTCCATATTCATCTACCATCTCCCCAATGTTTTCATCCTCTAAACCGTCCACTATGAACCCAAAAGGAGCCATGTCTTGTTCTATCTGATCTTTATTTTCTTGTAACATACGTTCTCGCATGTCCATATTAGTTAATTCTTTAAAATATGTTTGGTCAATTGACCATGCAAACATAAACAAACATGCAACTAAATCATCATTACAACCCTCATCTGCCTGAAAGGATTGTCCTTTTACTACAAATGTAGATAATTCGTTTATCATATCATAATCTTCTACTATTACCTTATCATCTTCAATCATTTGTTTTAGATTAGAACAACCAATCTTCTTAACAGCTTTGGTTGTCCGTACACCCAATTGTGCTTTACCACCACTAAATCCACCACCCATAATTTGTCCAGCACGTCCTCTCATTGATGCCATAACAAGATTATCATATTCTAAATCAAATTGTAAAGTATTAGCAACTTGTTCTCCAATATCATTTACTTCTACTAAAACAAATGCTTGATTATATGCTCTTGCAACATCATATATTTTTTGTGGAAACAATAGTGGTTTTATTTCGTTATCTCTATACTTTGCAACAATTTTATATGGTATCTGTGTTACATCAAAAACTATGTAGGCAGAGTAATCACTCTCTACTCCTCTTGCTACATCAACTGTAATATAATATGTATGATCTTTTTCTGGTGAATAATAAACATCCAAACCCTTATTAGATTGTATCGGAGTCTTATATGTAAGTGTTCTTAGTTTGCGTGGTGCAATAAGAGTATCAATAGAACCTAGAAACTCACATTCAAATTCTGTGTTGAATTGTTGTTCACTTGTATTTGCAATAGTTTCTTT